TTCTGTCACAATGTATCGCACGGGGATCTTTTCAGCCGCCCAGTAGCGCAGCGGCTCCAGATAATAGCCGGGGTCAAGGATCGTCCCAGCCTGATTAAACGGATAGTCCTGAGAGGGCAACAGACATTCGATCGTACCGCTGTGCCGACTGCGGTTGCCGGGGAGGTACACGTCGCCGAGCTGCGAAATATTGACGGTCTCAATGTTTTTGCCGGTCGTCCACTCGTAGGAGGCCGGCGTGATCGGCAGCGTCAGCACGTCGCCGTTGGCGATAAAACAGAATTGCATGGCTTTACCCCCTCATATTGGCTTCTTCCAGCTTGCTGAGCAGCGCCTGCGCCACGCGATCGATGTCGGCGTCCTCACGCACCGTCATGCCGTTGATGACGATCTGGATGCTGCCGACGCCGTTTTTCTCCTGCCTGGCCTCACCGGCCGTCAGGACCTTTTCACCCTCATGCAGCAGGGCGGGGAAGTTATCGTAAGGAACATAGTCAATGCCCATGGCGCGCTGGTGGCCGGAACGGTGCTTCGTGTAACCGGAATTGAAATTGTTCACCGCATCCGCCCAGGCAGAATCCGTTGTCGCCGCGGCGCGGCCCTTGGAGAATTCCTGACCAAGCGTATAACCGGCATCCCAGTAAGAATTGTTGAGCGCCGTATCGTCGCGCACAGACTCGATCAGGCTCAGCTCCTGCGCAAGTTCCTCGTCCTTACCTTCGTTGGCGTTATATTCGTTCATGCCGTCAATTTTTGCCTTCATCAGGATACGGCCCATCTCGGCGGCGTCGCCTTCGGCTTCAGCGGTTTTGTACTCTTCGCTGCCCATGGCGTCGTTCATCGCGTCGCGGATGTACTGTTCTTTGGCATTTTCCAGCGAGGCCTTCCAGGCACCGATCGCGGTGTAGGCCTCCTGCATTTCCTGACCGCTGTCACCGGCGAGCCATTCCTTCTGCGCCTCAAGGCCCTGCATGCGCGTCTGGTTGTAACCTTCGCCCATGGCGTTGTCGAGCTCCTGCTGCAGGCCCTCAATGGTGGATGTGATGCCGCTGAAGGTCTTGGACTGCGCCTCCATTGACCCTGCAAAGCTGTCCGAGAGCGCGTCCAGAATGATCCTGGCAGCGTCCTGTCCGGCAACTTCGCCCTTGGAGATCATGCTGTACATCGTGCCCTGATCCACGCCGTATGCGTCAGAGAGCATCCCGACCGCGCCGATACCGCGGTCATTGAGGATGTTGAGGTATTCGAGCGTCGTCTTGTTGCTGCTCTTCATGCGGCCGATG